GCGACTCCGATGACAGGCCTTGACGATGTCAAGAAGGCAATCAACAAGACGCTTGGCCAGGCATTTGCCGCGACCTCCGCGATCGTCACGAACGATGACGGCTTCAACTGGCTCGATACCCTGAAGGTATCCGCGAATTCCAACGAGTACCTGCTGAAGCCGGCACAGGATCAGACCAATCCGATCAAGTATTATCTTGCAGTCGGTGCCCGTCAGGTTCCGGTTGTCGTTGTTCCGAACAGCGTGCTTGCTTCCCAGGATAACGCAAGCGACAACACTAAGATTGATACTCCGCTCATCATCGGCGACCTGAAGGAATACTGCAAGATCTTTGACCGCGCACAGCTGTCTATCATGACATCCAACGTTGCTGCAGTCGGGTCCGGAGCAAGTGCTATCAATGCTTTCGAGGAAGACCTGACCATCTTCCGCGGCATCGAGCGTCTGGATTGCGTTGTCAAGGATGCGAGCGCCATCGTAAACGGTGCGATCACCCTGTCAAAAAACTGATTAACCTCGTAGCTGAAGCCGACACGGACGGCAATGGTCTGTATAGCGCCGAGGAGCTTAATGCTCTGACGAAAGCGCAGATTGCGGACCTTGCCTCCGGGCTGGGGTACGAGGGTATCAGCACAAACCTGACAAAGGCACAGATGATTGAGGCATTCCTGACGGCGCAGGGAGGTGATTGATCATGATTACTGACCCGGATGTGATAAAGGGTTACCTGCGCATTGATGAAGAGGAGGATATCAATCTGTACATCGAGGCCGCTGAGGAATATTATGAAGCGGCTGTCGGGCGGGCACCATCCTCTGATCGAAAACGCAGTATTCTATGCATTTGCGCAATTACCCAGGAGTTTTACGATCACCGCACCATGATCTCGCCTGATCCGGCCAAGGACCGCCTGACGCATGTCATTCAGTCCATGCTGGATCAGGACAGGCTCGAGCAGATTATAGACGACGGAGGTGATTCGGATGAGGGTTGATCCCGGCGAACTTGACCAGAGGATCCGTATCATCCGGCACTATACCGGCACGGAAAACGGATACCCGGTTGAAGGCGTGGAAACAGTCCGCAGCTGCTGGGCGAAAGCAGTGCCGGAAAAAGGATCTGAATTTGCTCAGAATGAGCGCGAAGCCGGTGAGGAAAGCATCCGCTTCCTGATCCGGTGCGGCGACATATCAACAATCAACCGCACAATGCAGGTGGAATTCTCCGGAGGGACATATGAAATCAATTATGTCCGTCCATATATCCGTGCCGGATACGCGGAAATCATGGCAATGAGGAGAACATAATGGCCAGCTTTGAGATCAATATGGTTGGCGAAGATGCTCTGCTGAAAATGCTTACGTCACTGGAGAACAGCGACCAGACGCATCCACGGATCATCAACGCCGCTGCCGGTCCATTGGAGAGCGCCTTGAAGGCCGAGAGCAACCGCCACATGCGTACCGGAGCTATGGCGGGAAGTATTAAGGCTACCGATGCGAAGAAGGCGCCAAAAAGCGGAGATTATTATACGGTTGTCCGTGCGACCGGTAAGGATAATCAGTCGATAGGCCCGGATGGAAAGCAGCGTACAAGGAAAAAGGCCGTCCGCAACATGGCGAAGATGGCTTACATCCAGTACGGCACTTCCAGGATGGGACAGGATCCGATCATTGAGCGTGCCGTGCAGTCTTCGCGCAACGATGTTCTTGCCGCGATGCAGTCGGAATACAATAAGATTTTGTCAGAGGGAGGCGGTTAAATGGACGAGCTATTCAATAAGCTGGTATCTGCTGCAGCCTCGATCAATATTCCGGCGGATGCGGTTGCGGACGGCATGTATTACGGCACGGCTGAGCGCTATGTTGTAGTACAGATCATGATATCGCCGACCTTCTGGGGAAACGATAGTCCGCTGGTTGACAGATATTCATTTTATTTCGATGTTTATATCCCGATCAAAGAACAGTACCGTGCATGGGTTGCAGCCCTTCGCCGGAAACTGGAAGAGCTCGGGATGAATGAAGTCAATTACCAGGGCCAGGAACAGGACACGGAAGCAGATAAGCGCTGTGTGATGTTTAACGGCTCTTACGACATTTACAGGGAGGAAGAATAATGGCATTTGTGGGATTAAAACATGTAGTTTTTGCTCCGATTACTGCTGAAACCGATAGCGCTGTGACTTATGGCGACGGCTTTGTTGTCGGCAAGGCAATGACCGCAAACATCAACATCACCAGCGCAAACGTCAAGCTGTATGGCGATGATGCTGTGGCTGAAAGCGATACCGGTTTCACGGAAGGAACAGTGGACATCGGTGTCACCAAGATGACCGACGATATCCAGGTTAAGATGCTTGGACATACTGCCGGAACCGGAGGAAATACTACCGGCGAGATTACCGCGAAGGGATCCGATCAGGCGCCTTATGGCGGACTTGGTTTTTACGCTCCGAAGCTGGATGATGGAGTCCGGAAGTATCGTGGTATCTGGTTTACGAAGACCAAGGCAAGCGAGCCGAACGAGTCTCTGTCTACCAAGCAGGGGGCGACGGCCTTCGTTACGCCCAGCATCAGCTGCACAGTTATGGAGGATATGACCGGCGCATGGAAGAAGGAGCAGACCTTTGACACGGAAGCCGCCTGCATCACCTGGCTGAACACTCTTGCCGGGATTTAATGTAACGTAACTGTAGGAGGAGGACGAAATGCAGCATAACACAGACCTGAGGCCGGCCTGCACACAGATGACATTTGCCGGGAAAACGTATGATGTGATGTTTAACATCAGCGTGGTGGATGCCATCTGTGAGCAGTTCGACTGCGCGGCGAATGATATCATCAACCTGATAAACGATACCAAGGGCAAGGAATTCCGAAAAAACGTGGTGGCGGTTACGGTGACCCTGATCAATGAAGCCGTGGATATCCACAATGAGGATTATCCTGATGATCAGTGGAAACCGATAACCGAAAAGCAGATCAAGCGGAGCCTGAATCCGGTAGCCTTTGCGGATTTATACGATCAGCTGGTTAAGTGCTATATTGATGGTTTTGTCCGCAAGAAGACAACAGATGAGGATGACATTGGTGAAGACCCAAACCCGGGGAGCGGAGCAGCTTAAATGTTGCCCGCTTTTTCGTTATAGGGAAACTTTTTAACTATACAGACCGCGAGATCTGGCGAATGACGCCCAGGACGCTTATGACGCTTCTGGCAGATTACCAGGCATTCCACGGTCAAGGTCACAAGAAGATAACGATAGACGATGTAGTGCCATTCTAACGGGAGGAGCAGATGAGCGAACTAAAGAAAATCGGTGCGGTGATTACTCTCGACGGAGAGAAGGATTACCGCAAGGCTCTGTCGGATATCAAGACGGATCAAAAGCTCCTCCGGTCGGAAATGGAGCTTGCCAAGTCCCAGTACGATAAAAACGGGGAATCTGTTGATGGCTTAAAGAAAAAGCATGATATCCTGAAGGATTCGGTTGATAAGCAGAAGGAAAAGGTCGACCTCCTGAAGGATGCTGTTGAAAAAGCCACAGAGAAATACGGCGAGAATGATAAAAAGGTCGGGGAGTGGAAAACCCAGCTGAATTATGCTGAGACAGACCTGAACAACCTGAATAAAGAACTGGAAGATAACGATAAGAAGCTTGATGACGCCGAAAAAGGCATGAAGGACGCCGAAAAGGCCACGGATGATTTCGGCAAGGAGATGGATGATACCGGCGGAAAGTCCAAGTCTTTCAAGGATACCCTGAAAGAGAATCTTACCGTAACGGATGTTATTAACGGTCTGAAAACTGCCGGCGGTCTTGCAAAAGCCGCATGGGATGAAGTGTATGCAATTGCCAGAGACGCCGCGGCATATGCGGATGATATTCTTACCATCTCCACAAACACCGGGATTGCAACCACAACCCTGCAGCAGCTGAAAGCAGCCGAGCCTTATATCGATGTTCCGCTGAGCAATATCACTGATGCCATCGGAAAGAACACGAAGGCAATGGGTGAAGCGCGTGATGGTTCTAAGAAATATCAGGAAGCGTATGAAAAACTCGGCGTCAAGGTGCAGGAACAGGACGGAACGCTCCGGAACAGTGAGGATGTTTTCTGGGATGTTGTTGATGCTCTTGGAGGTATTGAAAACAAAACAGAACGCGACACATTGTCCATGGACCTGTTCGGCAGAAAGGCTTCCGACCTTACAGGCTTAATCAATAGCGGAAGAGAAGGACTTGAAGAATATACCGCAAAAGCTGAGGCAATGGCCCTGATCTTGGATGACAAGGCGCTTGCAACGCTTAGCGACATGGATGATTCTTTTAATGCTCTCGATCAATCTGTAACGTCACTGAAGGATCAGGTTGCACTGGTGTTTGCTCCGGTGATCACTGAGGTGGTTGATACCGTCTCGGGCTTTATTGGTGATGCGGCGAAGTGGATTTCGGAATTCGGGGACGAATATACAGGAGAACTTCAGGAGATCCATGAGAAAAGCGAAGGACTTGTGGAAGATCTTACTACATCAAAAGAGAATTTTGATTCTCAGAAGGACTCCATCGAGGAAAACGCTGAATATGTAAATACGCTTGCTGATAACATTTTCAAGCTTGGCGAAAAATCAAGCCTGACAGCTACGGAACAGGAACTGCTGAAAATGCAGATCTCCGAGTTGAACGGCTTAGTCCCTGACCTGAACCTGCAGTACGACGAACAGACCGGAAAATTGAATATGACCCGGTCCGAGGTCGATTCCCTGACGGAGAGCTACAAAAAGCAGGCCATCCAGATGGCTTATCAGGAACAGATGACCGAGCTTGCCGGGATCTATGCCGAAGCGCTCCGGAATAATGCGAAAGCCCAAAAGGAGTATGATGAGGCGGTAGCTGCCGGTGGAGATGCAGTCAGTAGATACAATGAACTGTTTATGCAGTTTTACAACGAAGGTCAGACTGCAAGTGGAGCTGCAACCGACGCCCTGAACAATCTGACAGACGCTGAATATGAGCAGTACACGGCTATTGAAGCATCTCGTGAAGTCAGACATGAAGCGAACGGAGTACTTGTTGACGCCCAGAACGCCATGAGTGACCTTGAAACCGAGATGGATGGTGTTTTCGAGGCAATGGGCATCACCAAAACGGCAACAGAGGAATCTACCGAAGCCACCGAAGCAAATACCGAAGCCACTGACGAACTGACGGAATCTGCAGAAGAAGCGGTGGAGGAGCTGTCCGCTCTGGATCAGGCGATTGCCGATTATGCCGAGCAGGCAGGTCTTTCCGCTGAAGATGTCAAGTCCAGCTTCGAGGAGATGCGGGATGCTTTTGTTGATGCCTACAAGTCAGCTGAAAGCTCCATTGACGGACAGGTCGGATTGTTCAAGGAGCTGAGCACCGAGACCACAACGACCGATCAGAAAATGCTGGACAACCTCCTGAACCAGAATGTCACACTGGAGCAGTGGAGCGCGGATATTCAGGCACTCGCAAAAGCAGGTCTGGAAGATGGTCTTCTGCAGCAGCTGATTGATGCGGGTCCTGCTGGTGCGGCGGATGTCCGGCAGCTTGCTCAGCACATCGGAGATGAAACAGACACGTTTATCGACGATATGAACACTGCTTACCGCGAGCAGATGAAGATCAAAGAAGCGTTTGCCACGGAAATGGCGGAGTCTGAAACACATTTCCTGGAATACTCCGACAGCATTGGTGTAGATGCCGAGACGCTCCGTAAGGAACTGGCCGCAAAGGGCGTTGAAATCGGTGATGATTATAGTACCAGCATGGCGGACAGCATCAACAAAGGGGCTCCGGATGTAACAGGTGAAACCGAGGACATCGCGAAGGATACTGCTGAAAAAGCTGAGAAGTTTGAAAAAGCCGGTATTGATTCCGCAGAGAGATACGTCACAAAAGTCAAGAAGATCCTTGAAGACAGCATACCGGGTATCGGACTGAAGCTCGGTGATGTGGCGAAGCTCTTCAGGACTAACGGCGACACCATTGAAAAACGCGGGCAGGAAGGCGGAGAGAAGTATGTCAACGCGATCAAAACAGAGATCACGAAGACGACAGAGATCGAGAACAAGCTGAACGCTATTGTCAGCCTTGCTTCTGCCCGAGTACAGCCAATGACAGATGCCGGATCCCAGATGGCGCATGGTGTGATTAATGGTCTTGTCGGAACACTGAATGCAAGATACTGGGAAGTTGATCAGGCGGTCGCCAGGATTAACACCAGAGCGCGGCAGGCAATGAGGATCCAGTCGCCTTCCAAGGTCATGATGGAAACCGGTAGCTATATCGGTGAAGGCCTGATTGAAGGTACTGTCGAAAGCATTGACGAGGGACTGTCCGATATCACCAGAGAGACCGAGCGTCTGTCTGATACGCTTGGAAGCGGTCTTGCTGATGGTCTTAACAATTTCCGCCTGCCGGATCTGACGCTTGGCGGTACAAACAGTCCAGGAAATACTATTAACGATACAACAAATTACGGTGGCGTCAACATCAACGTTTACGGCGCGGAAGGCCAGTCAGAGCAGAGGCTTGCTGAAATCGTCGTGGACATCATTACAGATCGTGAAAGAATGGCAGCGGGGGTGTGGTAATGGTACAGAGTTTTGAATTTGCCGGGCATTCGTCCCTGGAATGGGATACTTGCATCACCGGCGCAAATGTATTTCAGTCCGCCCTGAAATCTGTCGGGAAGGTATCCATACCCGGAAGGAACGGCGATCTGCACCTGATCAATAAGCGCTTTGAGAATGTCAGCTTGGTTTATCCGTCTTATATCGCCAGGGATTTCCGGAATAATATTGACGGATTACGGAATTTTCTTGGATCCATTGACGGGTATGCGAGGCTGACAGACACTTATCATCCGGATGAGTTTAGGATGGCTGCGTATACTGGACCGCTTCTTCCGCAGGTGCAGACGCATCTCAGGATGGCGAAACTGGATATTGCTTTTGACTGCAAGCCCCAGCGCTTCCTGGTCTCCGGCGAGACAACCATAAATCTTCAGGTATCCGGCACAACAATCACGAACCCGACGCGGTTCAACGCAAAGCCGCTGATCCGGGTGTATGGCCGCGGGACCGTGACGATCGGTGAGTATGCCTTTACGATCACGACGGCTCCGGGAGAGTACACGGACATCGACTGTGACAGCATGGAGGCGTATTACGGGGCAGTATCATGCAATGCGAATATCGTGCTCCAGAATAACAGCTTCCCGGTGCTGGGCCCGGGCGGAAATGGTATCCTGTGGACGGGATCTGTAACCCGTGTTGACATAACTCCAAGGTGGTGGAAGCTATGATTCCTATTCTGTACGGCGAAGGCCAGGAATTTTTCAATACCAATGGTATCGGACGGCTTTCTGATGCCATAGACTGCATTGTGCAGGAAGAGCGGAACGGGATCTATGAGCTGACGCTGAAATACCCGGTCAATGGTGTACATTACAATGACATCATAATCGGCAGGATCATTGGAGCTACACATGATGATAAAAATGACATCCAGCCGTTTGACATTTACAAGATTACCAAACCGCTGAACGGGGTCGTTACCATCAATGCCCGGCATATATCCTACCGGCTGTCGCAGTATACCGTTACGCCGTTCGAGGCAACGACATGCGCTCAGGCCTTTGCACTGCTTCCGGCGAACATCATTCCGACAGATTGCCAGTTTACCTTCTGGACGGATAAAAGCGTTGAGGCGAACTTCTCCGTGAATGTTCCGTCAACGGTTCGCTCGATCCTGGGCGGGACGGACGGGTCCATCCTGGATGTATATGGCAAATCCGAGTATGAGTGGGATAAGTGGACGGTAAAATGCCATCTGAACAGGGGCGTCACATCTGATGTAACGATCTATTATGGCAAGAACCTGTCAGAGCTTGAACACATCGAGGATGAGTCTCAGGTATACTCTGGGGTGGTTCCCTACTGGACATCGGCTGAAACCGGCGAGACGGTGATGCTCGATGAAAAAGTGGTGTTCATGGACGGAGCCGGATCCAGACCGGCATACATCTACGTGAACGGGTATCAGCTTGGAGTCAATGACGGTAATCTGATCACGGAACAGGGTCGGCGCATCAAGATCGTTCCGCTTAATTTGTCCGAGCGCTATGAGGAAGAACCAACGCAGGAACAGCTTCGCAATGCGGCAGTATCGTTCCTGAACAGGAATACGCCATGGAACACCAAAAAGAACATTAAGATCAATTTTGTCCAGCTCTGGCAATCCGAGGAATATAAGAATATCGCACCGCTTCAGCGTCTGGGGCTTTGTGACCGGGTGGATGTCTACTATCCGGCGCTGGGCATCACTGAGAAGAATGTCCAGATTGTTAAGGTTGAGTATAACGTCCTGCTTGACCGCTACAATCGCATGGAACTGGGCGATCCGTCGACCAATCTCGGAACAACGATCCGGGAGGCAACCGAGGCATCTATCCTGACCATGGTCCCGACCAAGTCAACGCTCAAGCGGGCAATCGATGCGGCTACGAAGCTGATCATCGGCGGTCTTGGCGGACATGTGGTGATCGGGACGAACGGGGACGGGCAGCCGAACGAGATTCTGATCATGGATACAGACAGCATTGATACTGCGGTCAATGTCCTCCGCATCAACATGAACGGCATCGGCTTTTCTACAACCGGATACAACGGGCCGTTCAGGTCAGCCTGGACGCTTGACGGGCATTTTGTGGCGGACTTTATCGATACCGGAACCCTGAACGCCAACCTGCTGCGTGCCGGCATTATCTCGTCGGTAGATGGCAAGAACTGGTGGAACCTTGAGACCGGTGAGCTGAACATCATTGCGTCGAATATCGTCATGAACGATGAACAGACGGCACTGGTGGATGCATTATCGGCGCTGGATACTAAAGCCGGAAATGCTCAGACAGCTGCCGGAACGGCTCAAAGCACTGCTGATAGTGCTGTAGCTGCTGCAGCACTTGCCCAGACAACGGCTGCCGGAGCTGTAACAACTGCCGACTCAGCGAGTCAGACAGCCAATGCAGCAAGCCAGACGGCAGGTGATGCTCTTGCGGCAGCACAGGCGGCAGAGACCAATGCCAAGGCACTTGTGGTCACTTTGAGCCGGGACAGCTTTGTGATCCCGACAGACAGCGATGGCAACAATGGCGATTATACCGGATGCCAGACGATTGTATCTGTCCAATGGGGTGCCAATGATGTAACGGCAGATGCGGACATCACGATTGAGGATGGCTCTGGTGTGCTCCGGGTGAATGATCATCCTCTGGAGGTCAATGGCAAACTGCTCCGTATTTATGGCGGTCACATCACATCACGGTGGGATCCTGATACATACACCTATACGGTCACGGAGAGCCTGGCGGATATCGCGGTTGTGACTTTTACTGTCAGCTATGGCGGCAAGACGGTCACTAAACAGCTTAATGTCATTAAGGCTTTGCAAGGTCTTCAGGGAGAACAGGGCGAAGCTGGTCAGGATGGAACCTCCGGCGTATCGGTCATCTCCGTGGATGTGTACTATGCGGTGAGCACTTCCAGCACGATTGCTCCGACTACGGGATGGTCTACGGATCAGCCACAATGGGAAGACGGAAAATACATCTGGTTTAAGACCATTACTGCATATTCGACCGGAACCACAACAGAATCTGAGCCCGCTTGCATCACTGGCTCTGCCGGATATCCAGGTGAGACTGGCGTGGGCATCGACAGCATTGAGGAGGAGTACTACCTGTCCGAAAGCGATTCCGAGCAGACAGGCGGAACATGGTCAACCACAGCAACATGGGAGACCGGGAAATACCTCTGGCAGCGGCTGAAGATCACCTATGATGATGCGCAGGCAACTGTCAAGTATACCGACCCGACACTGGCACAGGCAATCAATGACGCGAACCAGAGAGCGGAAGACGCACAGGAAGAGGTCAGAAACCTTGATATTGGTGGTGTAAACCTGATCCGGGTATCCAATACACTGCTTTTCGACAGCTACTACTTCTGGGCGAACTTGATCGTAAACGGTACACAGCTTGCGGTCAATAGCAAGAAACTATGGACACGGACAGCTCCGTGAGAAAGGATATAAAATGGCAGATACGAATATCACTATCCCTGAACTCGGGAGCCTTACTGCGGGGCAAGTCAGTGACCTTCTTCTGGTGACCAGAGGGACAACTGGATACAAGATGCTTGTTAGCGATATTGCTAAAACCATCATCGAGACCTATCAGGGCAGTTCACTGGCGGGCAGTACACAGTCTGTGAAGGCGGCACTTGATTCGTTAAATAGCAGAAGCTATGACTATGGAAAACTTGGTGATAACCTCGGTTATGTAGAAGCAGTTAATATTCTTAAAGACCGTGTTCCAGTGGATAAACCTTTTATCGGTTGCTATAATAGTTCTGGATGGAAGATATTTTGGGGTTATTTGTATGCACCCAAAACATATGGCATGTTTAAAATCATGAACTATAATGGAACGACAGTTACTGTGATTATTGACAACGGTACTATAAAGCCGGTGTAAATAGCAGTAAGATATCTAATAAAGTATTAACAAAAGCCAACACTAATAGTTTTACTCTTTCATTGCCAAGTAATGGGCGATTTGTGATTTTCTGTCTGTGCAACGGAGCTAACTCTATGTATAGCGCAATGGTTACTATCTATGCATCTGGATCTGTACATGTAACAGAGCTTGGCAAAGGGCAGGACGTTTCTGCTGATATATCAATCACTGGTCGGATAACTGTGACCAGTAACCCCACTGTATCATACCATGTTTTGGTGTTATCTGTTGATCCAACAGCACCTGCGGATTTAGTCACAATATCTTAATTCATGGAAGGGGTGATAGAATGAACAACATAGACGATATGCCTTCAAAATGTCACGATTGTCCATACTGGGAGATGTGCGAAGGGCCATATATATGCCCGGTCGAGTAAAATGGGAATTTAATCAACTAACGAAGGTTGCCTCTTTGGGGTATAATATCCCCGGGAGGTGACCTTAAATGTTGGAAAATGTTGTGTCGGAAATTATCCATCGTATGGCAAAATTGCTTCCGATGGAACAGCAGAAGGATCTGCAGACTACTTTGTATGTCGTTCTCGGCAAATATGAAATCACCGAGAAATCAACTGACCTGAGAATCAACAATGTAACGTGGTTGGACGACCTTCAGCGGTTTATCGAGCGGAAAAGGATCAGCGGAAAGTCAGAGCGGACGCTACAGCAATACCAGTACCAACTGACCAGGATCCTGTCATACATCAACAAGCCGATAGACAAGATCACGGAGGGCGATCTGAATGAATATCTTGAGAAGTACAAATTGATCCGCAAGGTCTCCAATGTCTATCTTGACGGCATCAGACTTACAATGTCAAGCTTTTTCGGATGGCAACATCGAAAGGGTTTTATTCCGAAGAATCCCGCTGCCGGTGTGGATCCGATCAAAATCGAGAAGAAGATTAAGAAGGCATACTCTGATGAGGAACTGGAAAAAATCCGCAGGAAGTGCGAGAATATCAGGGATTTGGCGATAGTTGAGTTTTTGTATGCGACAGGTGTAAGGATCTCAGAGATGTGTGCCTTAAATCGTGAAGATGTACATATCAACGAGCGGGAAATTATCGTTTTTGGGAAAGGCGCTAAAGAGCGAGAAGTATACCTGACTCCGATATCATGCATGTACCTGAAAGCTTACCTGAATGAACGCTCGGATGATTGTGAAGCCCTTTTTGTCAGCGCAAGAGGAGACCATAAACGTTTGATGCCTTCTGGAGTCCAGGCGATGCTCCGAAAGATAGGAAAAGGCGTTGGTGTAGAAAAATGCCATCCGCACCGCTTCCGGCGGACACTTGCCACAAACCTACTGAGAAAAGGAATGCCATTGCAAGAGGTACAGTTAGTACTCGGTCACACCAAAGTGGAGACTACTCTGATCTACTGCGAAGTTGATAAAGACAGTGTAAAGGCCGACCATAGGCGATACATGGCGGCATGATGATGTGACTACTCATATGACCTGAAATGGCTGGTGAAAACCGGCTTTATTGTTATGCGTAAAAATGGTGGGCTGGATTGAATGAATTTTCGGGGAATGTTTATGAAATCAAAGTTAATTAAATTCCCATTGAGATTTAATAAATTTCATAGTGGTAAACGTTTATGTTAATTTTATATATCCGAGCCATCCACCACTTTTGTAAAAGTGAATTCTCGTGTTATTTTCGACAGTTTCATATCCTATTGAGACAACAGAAGACAGTCCGCCGCCTGAACTACTGACCTTGCTGCTATTTATGCGGCTACATATGCAAACGACATATATAACGCTTTGGTTCCCGCTGATGGAAATGTTGCAAGTAAATTCATAGCCGTTCCGATTGTAACATAGCATGGTCCGCCTATACTCCATGGATTTTCCGCCCATGCACCCATTACTCTAATATTACCAGTAGGAGCCGATACCCCAGACACTGTGCCAAGTGTTACTTGATCTGTATTTGTAATATTAAGCTTTATAAAGCCATTGACCGTTACAACTCTTCCGGTCTGCCGAATAATCAAGCTATTATCAGTTACGGAAACACCGGAAGACGGCGTAAAAACTCCGGTTCTGCTATTTACGAAGTTAAATATACAGCATGGATACGGAAGTTTTTACTTTGTTCATTGAGTATATATACTCGTATCTCCCCATTAACCTGAATCTTTGTCTGTATAGAATCTCGTTTACCAGTGTTGTCAACTCCAGTGAAATCAAAAGTAGCGTATGGATAGAACCCTGTTGGAAGTGTCCCAACAGTTGTCCACATATTGGTAGTGACGGTGGATGCGCTGACCCAAAAGTCAACTTCAACTACTTTGCCAACTTTTTGACATATGTTTACATCACCAACAGTCCACCCACTTGTGGGAGTCACCGTATTGGATTGCCTGCTATTTAGCTTATACCGAAAACGCATAAATTGAATGCACCGGGTTGCAAAGGATTAGCTAGTTGAGCTGAGGTAATATTAGGGCGCATGAATACCGCGGATGCGAATTGCACAGTGCACTGGCCGCCATTCCCTGCCAGTCCTCCGATATAAATTGATCCGCTTAAAGCGCTTGCCATTGGAAGATTTCGTATCTGCATCATCGTGTTTATTCCTGAAAGATCAGGGTTGTTCATGTTGATCCAAGCGAATACGAACTGGCCAATTTTGACATACCTACTTGGCTCTAAATCGCGTAAATATGTGTTGTAATCGTATAATTGAGGTGTCCATGTACCACTGCTATTTATATCACGATGGAATAGGTACTGAAATATTATATACACCTGCATTATTTACAGCCAGACCAAAAAATACAGTTCGTGAGATATTGTCAGCTCTCCAGATAATCATATAAGCCCATGATGTGGTAAGAGGACTTGGCAAATCCGTAACACCAGGGAGAAAAGCGAAAAGTCCCGCTTTATTCTCATTTGTCATAGATTGTTTAATTAGTGTTGGGACAGAACCAGAATTAAATACAAATACGGGCAACAATGTTCTGCTATTTATAAAATGGTTTCCCAGCTGCTCCATAATGAATACTGGTCGTTATATATACGCATAGACAACTTAGCCGCCCTTATCCCAAAGGCAATTTGAGTTATTGCCCCTCCATACGCTTTTAAAACAAGTAGTTGACAGGTGTACCCCGGTGAGTTTGTGCATACGGATCTAAAGGTATAACCAATGAAACCTGGACTTGTAAAATCATTAAGGTCTCCTGTATAGTATTCGTCCTCTGTTGGCACTCTGCTATTTAATACAGACTGTGGCTGAGATGTAATAGTATATATTTGTATCAAGCGAAGTAAATTGTCTTCTTACTCTTGCAATATTGGTAGACTCTCTGCATTCAACTCCCAATAATGATGTATCGTCACTTGTGAATAACGGCAAATAATATCTTGTTTGGAACTGTTTATTATTCCCGAGTGTAAATAATGTTGTCCCAGCCTCGATTACGTTTGAATTAAATTTGAACCATCCAGAAATAACAAGAATATCACCTACTGTATAAGCATTAAAAGTTTGGGTATTGATGATATCTGTATTTGCCGTAATTCCAATGTTGGTTAGTGTGCCCCTGCTATTTACCCAAGAAAGTCTTGTTAAGCACCAGACATGATCTGATGTTTAAGAGGGCTTTTTTATTTCCCAGAGAGGAGGATAAAAATGATTTTAAGGCTTTACAACGGAGCTGAATATGAGATAGACAAAAGATCCGTCACGAATTGCTTTGTGGTCATCACAGATATCGCTCCAACGGCATTTCCGCTTTTGACGGCGCTAACGGACATAAACCTGACAGAATACAGTCTGGTTGACGATACCAAGAACATCACCTGCAAGCACGGGCATCTTTCTTCCACCAGAACTTACCTTCAGCCGGATGGCAAATGGAGAACGGACTACTACATCAAAATTGTAGCAGATTCCACCGACTATAAAGCCATGGCTGACAAGCTGTCCACAGACCTGGCATCATCACAAGCGGCACTTGCTGAGAGAGACCGGGCACTGGCGATTCTTTTCGGAGAGGAGGAGTGATCATGACTTTGATTGAGAGAGCAAGGGCATTGAGACCGGTAATAGAGGTTGCGGCACAATCACTGTCCGATGAACAGGCTGTTTATGCTCCTGAAATTTTTGAAGCGTGGAATCCGAATGGGCATACTTACACTGCCGGGTATAAAGTCAGATATGATGGGGTGCTTTACAAAGTCCTTCAGGCACACACCTCGCAGCCTGATTGGAGACCTGATGCGGCACCTTCACTATTTGCAAGAGTGCTGATTCCTGACCCGGAGCAGATCCCCGAATGGGAACAGCCTGACAGCACTAATCCATACATGAAGCATGATGTTGTGCGGCATAACGGCAAGACATGGGAATCCCAGATTGACAATAATGTCTGGGAGCCGGGAGCGGTTGGCACTGAAGCATTATGGTCTGAGATTGCACAGAATTCCGCAGAAGAGCCTGTAACGAACGGAGCGGAAGATTCTCCATCTGAACCTGAAGAACCTCAGGAAGAGCCGATTTCAGAATCTACAGAAGAACCTGCTGATCCGGTAGATGAATGGGTCCAGCCTTTCGGTGCTCATGATGCATACAACATCGGCGATATTGTCCTGTACAACGGTAGGAGATATGTCTGCACCGTCAACGCAAACGTTTATGCACCGGGCGTATACGGATGGGACGAGGCCGAGTAAGGAGGTAAGCTATGGCACTGCCTTCGATAGAACAGGTCAGCCAGACCATAAATGGCGTGACGGTCCCGTGCGCACACATCACATGCACCGAGGCGGCGAACTTTCGTATGGAGAACGTTCTGGACACCATTAACAGTGGTTCCTTCACCTTCCAAAGCGTTATGCGGTCAAACGCCAACAGGAACATAGTGATTGCTGTCGGCAACAAGGAAGCCACCTATGAACTGACAAATGCATGGGCAAAGTTTGTGACGCTTTATGAGGATGTGGATCCGCAGACCGGCGGTCGGGACATGAACATTTTCTTTCCGGCGGGCGAATATTGGCTGTACCACACAATGCTGGAACATGGGAATAAAGTTTCAGACTGGAAGGTCTCCCCGGAAGACACGGAAGAGCAGATCGCCCAGGTCTATGTCGAGATCCGTGAGCAGTACACTCAGGTCATGTCTGACACTGAGCGGATACTTCTGGAGGCACTCTCCAGCTACACGAAGGTCTCTGATTTTGAGACTTTTAAGACAGAGAACACTGCCGCAATTGAGTTGAAGGCTGACGAGATCACTTCCACCGTGGCGGCAACTTATCAGACCAAAGATGATGCATCTACGATGCAGACGCAGATCTCCCAAAACGCCACAGCTCTCGCCGGTAAGGTCAACGTCAATGAATACACTGCCGCACAGATTGCCCTGATGATTAACAATGCCGGAGAAGGCGAGGCTATCATAAGAGCCCCACACATTGAGCTGGATGGCAATGTCGTTCTCAAGGGTGACCTGACTACCGCAGGCGGCGTTGCTATCAATGGTGAAAACATCAGTGCCGGAACGATAGGTGCCAATCAGATTGCAGCACACTCCATTACGGTTGACAGGCTTACGGGGCAGATCAAGGATACCGGGAATACGTGGACTATCGATCTTGCCAATGGCACGATGTCTCTCGGAAACATCTCCGCGAACAACATTCAGGGCGGTACCATGAGTGCGGACCGCATTTCCGGTGGAACGATAGACGGTCAGAATGTTACGATCAATAACCTTAACGCCAGTAACATCACAGCCGGAACTCTGAGCGTAAACAGAATCCCGAATCTCAGTGCTGATAAAATCACGACAGGCACGATGAGCGCCGACAGGATCTCTGGTGGCAGCATTGACGCGGGTGATGTGACAATTACGAACCTGAATGCGTCAAATATTACTTCTGGGACGCTTGCCGCCGACAAAATTGCTGCTGGTACTATTAGCGCGGCAATAGAAGCTACGAACTTCACAATGAAGGGTGGAAGTATTAAGATTACCGGAACATATGGGACAAGTTATATTGACCTTATGTCATCTAATGGTTTTTCTTATTTAGAACCAGGACAAATTGGCGTATCAGATGCTGACCTAAGTGTTCGTATCGACAAGACCTCAGGTTTAGTGTTTAACCGCGGGAACATTGAAGATGTGGCGACCATAACCAGAGACGGATATGCCACATTCAAAAGAATTACTGCAACAGGCAGGGCGTACCTGCCATCTAACACTTATATAAACGGAACCGGGATTGATGACTATATAGCAGATAGAAGTGAGTCCAGTGAGATTTCTTTCTCTGGGACAAGTATTAGCAATGGTCATGCCCACTGGTTTACCACTAAAGCCGGTATTTGCATTCTGGTTTTTTATTTTCAGGCAAGTGGAGCAATCACATCCGATTCAACAATCACAATCTCCAGCCTACCAAAGAATGCATCAGCCATAGATTCCTATTCACCAATAGCGGGCTATTCAAGCACGGCAACCAACATGGTTTTTGGACGGGCGTTGCTTTCCGGCAAAAGTAATAGCATAAAGATCCGAACAATGGGGGCGGGGGCTTTTTATGGCATGATCGTTTACCCGGTATAATAACAGGAGGACTACATGATCAACACACTGATTAATAAGTTCGAACAGGATCTCATCGACACTATCAACCGGGCAAACATGCCTCCTGCACTGACACGCTTCGTACTACAATCTGTTATACAAAAGGTAGCACAGGCAGAAGCACAAGCAATTCAGAAAGAAGCCAGGGAAGCAGAAGCACAAGCCACCCAGAAGAAAGCCGAAGAGGAACACAAGGAGCCGGAACCTGAAAGCCCGGAGAAGGAGAGTGAGTGATGGACTACACATCTATTGCAACGGCGGGACTGTCGGCACTGGTGACCCTGATTGTCTGTCTGGTCAATAATCATTTTCAGGTGAGTAAAACCACTGCCCTGATATCATACCGACTCGACCAATTGGAACACAAGGTCGATAAGCTCGATCAGACAGCGGACCGGCTGGCGGAGCTTGAAAAGAGAATTATAAGGCAGGAGGATGAAATCAACCGGCATAAGGAACGCATTCATAATCTGGAGAATGATGGAAAGTGAGGTGCATCATGAAAAACTGGAAATCATGGTTCAAAGCCGCGGGCATCCGTGCATTAAAGACTATAGCCCAAACTGCAGTGGCCACGATCGGCGTGAGCCAGACGATCGGTGAAGTCAACTGGGGCGTGGTCGCATCCACATCATTACTCGCCGGTGTCCTGTCACTGCTTACCAGCTGCGCAGGCCTGCCGGAGGTAGAGGAGGATTCCGATGAGCAGAATGTGGTATGAAGCGATCCGGACAGCGCTCCGGGCATACACGCAGCATGTTTATCATGGTGCTTTCGTCTACCTGTATGGGGCAAAGGGCATCCGGCTGACCTCCGAGGCTCAGATCCGGGAATTCATGCGGATGGAACCGAATTACTTCGCCAGGTATTCCGAGGAGGAAAAGAACCAGATCATCCGGAACAGCCTTGGCAAGATCGCCTATGACTGTTCCGGGTTTGTGGGCTGGCTTTGCACCGGTGACATGCAGTACAGTACCGGTCAGATCCATAACTGCAGCTATGTGACCGGTGACCTGGCCAAGGGCGTTGCCGGATCCATCCTGTATACGACTTACGGCGGAGCAGGCAGGCACATCGGTCTGGATGTTGGATTCGGGTACTGCTGCGACATGGCGTATGAGAGTACGGACAAGTTCATTGCCCAGCACAAAGCCGGCATCAGGTTTTACAAGATCAAGGACGGGATCACGCCCTGGGAGATTTCCGGGAAGAGCAACGTGATTGACTACACCGGGGCGTATGATTATTAGGAGTGCTGCGAGATGATGAGACAATGGGGCGGTTTCGGCCGTCCCTTCTTTTTTTGTATAATGAAATAGAAAAAAGAAGGGCAATATAAGCTCGGCTCTTTGATTTTGCTTAAATTGTGCTACCATATACTTGGTAAACTCATCAATACAAAGGAGCGGTTTACAACATGTTCCCAACAAAAACGCGCTGAAAGCCTTGATTTTACTGGGTTTATGATTACCACCTCCATAAAAACTGCACAGCAACAAAAAGACAAGCAAACAAGCAAAAAACCGTTGATTTAAGCCACTTTCAGAACTGCTTTAAACTTGCCAAAAGACAGCAAAACAAATCAATAAAAAGGTACGGTTTACAACAAATTAGCAACAAATTAGGGTATCCGGATTTTTTCGATACTTGCGCGAAGCTCCTCGACCGTCCTGTGGCCGTATATCGCATTGGTGATGTCGGCCCCGAAGGAATGTCCGAGGAGTCTTTTTCTGTCCGCTTCCGGCATCCCGGAGGACTCGCACAGCCGGGAAAAGGTGTGCCGGCAGTCGTGCGGCGTATGGTCTTCTCGGATCCCGATGGTCGGGAGGTACGCACGCATCTCCGCACCAAAGGATGTCTTGCTGATCCCCAGTCCGCTCTTGTCCGTGGCGGTCCGTGGCAGTCCGGTCAGTCCGGTCA